ACGAAACCGAGGAAGGCATTGAAGCCGTATTTAAGATCGGTAAGACTAGCGCTGGATCTGACGCATTAGTAGAAGCTGCCGAAGGATTACGCGACGGCTTTAGCGTAGGCATTATGGTTGATGAGTACGAAATTAAAGACGGTGTAATGGTGATAACTGCCAGCACACTTGATGAAGTATCGCTAGTCGAAAGCCCTGCTATTGACAGCGCAAGAGTTTCTGAGGTCGCTGCCTCAGATGATCCAAACACAGAAAACAAGGAAGGGTCAGAAATGATCGATACTCCAGAAGTTGCCGCTGATACTGAGGTATCGGTCGAGGCAGCAGAAGTAAAGGCAGCAGCTCCAGTTGCTCAGCCTTTGACTTACGCACGACCACGTTCTCCAATCGTGGACAAAGCTACATACTTGGAACACTCAGTACGCGCAAAGTTGGGCAACGAGGATTCACGCCAATTTGTAGCGTTTGCCGATGACACTACTAGCAATAACGCTGGTTTAATTCCAACACGTCAGCTAACAGAGGTAATTAACCCTCTATCAAACGCTGATCGTCCAATGATTGAAGCAATCTCTCGCGGCGCACTACCTGACGCAGGTATGACCTTTGAGATTCCAAAGATCACAGTAGTACCAACCGTTGCTGATGTAAACGAAGCACAGCCAATTACCGAAACAGGTATGGAAACATCTTTCCTATCAGTAAGCGTAAACAAGTATGCAGGTGGACAAACTTTCTCAGTAGAATTACTAGATCGTTCAAACCCAGTATTCTTTACTGAGCTAGTACGTCAGATGGAGTTTGCTTATGCAAAAGCCACAGATGATTTTGTTGGTGACGAAATTGCTAACAATGGCACCCTTAACGCAACTGCTACAACTGAGGATAAAGACGGACTCTTAACTTTCGTGTCCAGCGCAGCAGCAGCAGTTTATGGCGCTTCACTTGGTTTTGCACGCAACCTAGTAGTAAGTCCTCAACAATGGGCTAGAATTATGAGCTACAATGACAGCGGACGTCCAATTTACACAGCTTCACAGCCACAAAACGCTGGTGGCGCGGTAGCACCAACAAGTATTCGCGGAAACGTATTAGGTCTTGATCTTTATGTTGATCGCAACTTTGGTGGAACAGGTGGCACAGGTCTAGGCGACTATTCAATGGTCGTAGTAAACCCTGACGCTTACACCTGGTACGAGTCACCACGCGTACGTCTACAAACAAACGTAGCGCTAAACGGACAAATTGAAGTTAGCTACTATGGCTATGGAGCACTTGCAACCAAGATCGCTGCTGGCGCTAACTGGTTTAACAAGTCCTGATAACAAACTAGATCGAGGGGTGGGCGTGTTCTCCCGAGCGCTCACCTCTCATTAAAGGAGTAGATATGCCTTCAATAATCACAGCCACACAGCTGCGATCTGTTCTTGGCGTATCCTCATCACTTTACAACGACGCATATTTAGATCAAATAATTGATACAGCCGAGGCAGTTATTTTGCCTATGCTAGAAAAATATGCTGCCCCAATCGGGAGTACTAAACTTTCAGATAACATAGCAATCTTTACTACTCTTGGCGAAAACGTATTTAGCGCTGGTCAATCGGTAGTTATTACAGGTTGTGGCTCACCTTACAATGGCACTCGCACGATCTTAGATGATGATAATTTAGGCGAGTATTCGTTTGCTGCTGCAATTACAAATGCCGATATTAACGAAGCAAACGTAATTCCAAGTGGTCTAGCCACCCTATCGGGAGCTTCTACTTATGTAGGCAACGACGCTATTGAGTCGGCAGTTTATGTTGTAAGCGTTGAAGTATTCCAATCACGCACCGCAGCAGGTGGGCAGATAGAGGGCGTGGACTTTGCACCAACTCCGTACCGTATGGGCAGAAGCCTCGTCAATCGTGTCCAGGCTCTACTTGCGCCGTTCATTGATGTCGAGTCGCTATGCCAATAAGTGCAACTCGTACTGCTCTAGAAACAGCTTTAAGCGGTATTGCCGCTAACGTTTACAACTCTGTACCTGAGTCGGTAATACCACCTGCAATAGTTATCGTGCCTGACTCGCCATACATTGAGTTCGAGACAATAAGCAAATCTGTTATTAGGTGCAAACTTAATTTTACTATTACCGTTGCAGTTAGTTATTACAGCAACGAAGCAGCGCTAGACAACCTAGAAACGCTGCTATTATTGGTCTTAGCAGCTCTGCCTGCTAATTATGTAATTGGGGCAGTAGATCGCCCGTCAATTACGCAAGTTGGTGCAAGTGACTTACTTGTGGCTGACTTTAACGTTTCAACCTACTACACAAACTAGGAACAAATATGGCAACAACAGTAATAACAGGCAGAGATGTGTCCTTCACTATTGGTGGAAACTCATACGACGCACAAGCAACAAACGCAGTATTAACTGGCACAACAGATCGTCAGACATACCAAACACTAAACGGCAAAGCTTTTAAGGTTGTGGATAACGACTTTATTTTTACCGTTGATATGTTGGCAGACTGGGGCGTAACTGGATCACTTTGCGAAGGTATCTGGAACGCAACAGAAACTGCACCTGACTCTGGAATTAACGTAGCCTTCACAGCTGCAACTGGTGCTGCTTTCGCTTTCCAAATCCTACCTAACTGGCCAACAGCAGGTGGATCAGGAGTGGACGCACAGACTGTTAGCTACACCTTCCAGGTTATCGGCGTACCAGCAGAAACGTTTTAATTAACACAATCGGGAGAACAAATGAAACTAAATATCAAGATAACTACAAACGCAGGCGACCAGGCTACATACACAGCACAGCCGCCTGAGTGGCGCAAGTGGGAATTAGAAACTGGTCAAAAGATCAGCAAAGATCCTTCACTAGGTATTAGCGATCTTATGTTCTTGGCTTATTACGCTATGAAGCGCGAGAACCCAAACAAGGCAGCGCTAAGTTTAGATAATTGGTGCAATTTGGTTGCAGATATTGAGATAGAGGAAACAGCAATAAACCCCACCCAAGCGGTAGCCTCAGCCGACTAATAGTCGAACTAGCTATCGCAACACAGATCCCTATGCAGTATTGGGATACAGCTGAGGATATTGCAACGGCACTAGAGATACTTAAGGAGCGAAATGGCGGACGTTAAAGTCGAATACGACAAAGCCGACATACGTCAAATCCTTAAATCTTTTAAGGCTATGGACGAGGAAGCAGTAGAACAGTCTAAGAAGTTATCTGCTGAACTTGCTGAGTATGCTGCTGATCAAATTAAAGCTGCTGCTAGACGTAATAGCAAATACCCTAAAGGCTCAATCAAAATCGCTGACGGTGTTCGTATTGCTAAGTCAAGCAAGATCGGTGAGTTTAAGTATGGCTTTGCTAGTCAAAAATTAAGCGGTGGCGGTACTACTTTAGATATTCTTTACGGCTTAGAGTTTGGCTCAAAGCGCTATGCTCAATTCCCAGGCAGATCCCCAAACAGGGGTAGAGGTAATGCTGGCTACTTTATCTATTCAACCTTAAGACAAGAACAGCCTGAACTTATTAACAAATGGGAAAAAGGCTTTAAGCAGATTACGGATAAATACTAATGGCTGGCAATCGTACTCTTAAACTATCTATTCTTGCTGATACAGCAGATCTAGTCAAAGGCTTAAAGACAGCAGAAAACGAAACACAGTCCAGCAGTAGCCGCATTGGTGGCGCGTTTGCAGCAGTCGGTAAAGCAGCTGCGGTTGCTGGCGCTGCCGTTGCAGCCTATGGAGTTAAATTAGCAGTAGACGGCGTTAAAGCGGCTATTGAGGACGAGCAAGCCCAAGTCAAGTTAGCAGGATCCTTAGAGCGTGTTACTGGTGCTACCAAAGATCAGATAGCAGCAGTGGAGGAACAGATATTAAAAACCTCACTTGCTACGGGTATTGCTGATGATGAATTACGTCCAGCGCTAGATCGTTTGACTAGATCAACTAAAAACGTAGATCAGTCACAAAAGTTATTAAATCTTGCTTTAGATATTAGTCGTGGTAGTGGTAAGAGTCTGGAATCTGTAACTAATGCGCTATCTAAATCCTTTGAAGGTCAAAATACAGCTCTAGGTAAACTAGGTGTCGGTATCTCAGCTGCTCAGTTAAAAACTATGAGCTTTGATGACATAACTAAGCAACTAGCTAATACCTTTGAGGGTGCTGCTGCTCAATCTGCTGAAACGTTTGCAGGCAAAACCGCTAGGTTACAGGTTGCCTTTGATGAGGCTAAAGAATCAGTAGGCGCAGCCCTATTGCCAATCTTAACTCGTTTGTTTGATTTTATTAACGAGTATTTAGTGCCAATCTTTGATCGTTTTAGTGGCGATACATCTGCTCTTGGTAATAACATTAAGAACTTTTTAACACCTATTCTAAACACTTTGCAATCTGCTTACGAAAAGATTAGCACAGCAGTTAGAGAAAACGCTGACGAATATCGTCCACTAATTGACCTGCTGAAATCTTTGGCTAACTTTGTTAAGGGTACAGTTGCACCGATATTAGTTGATGTATTAGGTGCAGCTTTTAGGGGCATAGTTAATACAGTTACCTTCTTAATTGACAAGATAGGCGATCTAATCCAATTGTTTGCTAGATTAGGTAATGCCATAAAAAACTCACCACTAGGTAAATTAGGCGCAGGTATTGCAGACATATTTACAGGTGGTGGCAGTAAAGCAGGATTAAACGTTAGCACTCTTGAAGGTGGCGCTGGTAGAAGTCAAGGTCAGATATTGCCTGGTACTGGCGGTAAGGTCATACTTAATGGTCGTGAATACATACAAACAGGTGATTTTTTAGTACCACAATTTAGCAAGAATCTTACAGCTGCCGAATCTGCTATCTACAATAGGTTTCTTAAAGATCCTGAGCGCCAAGCCATTACAGTTGGCGAGCAAATTAAAGAGCAACAGATTTTTGACATATTAGGATTTAAGCGTGTTAGCGATTTACAAGGTGGCGCTCAACCTAACGTAACAATTAACGTAAATGCACCTAGCGTAATTGATCAGGAAGGCTTTGCTAGAGCAGTTGGAACTGCTTTGAGTAATGCAACAGCTAGAGCAGGTACAATACAAACCACGCCAGCCTTTGCAGTCTAATGCCAGCATACACACCCAATCCAGCCGTATTAATTGACGGAGTAACTTACACGGGCGACACGCTCAATGGTGTGAGCATTACTACTGGGCGTACAAGTGTTGATGAGCAACCGCGTGCAGGTTATTGCACAATTACTTTAATTACGTTTAACAATAATATTCCCGTAGTTGAGATAGATCACTCAGTACAGGTAGAAATAGATGATACGACTGGCACGCCTGTAATTATCTTTGCGGGCTTTGTTTCAGATGTAGAGCGCAGTATTCAGTCTTATGGATCAGTTGGCTTTGCCACTACCACACGCATTACAGGTGTAGGCTCACTTGCTAGGTTAAATAGGCGCTTAGTTGGCGGTACAGGCTTTGCTAAAGAGTTTGACGGTACTCGTATTCTAAACATAATTAGCGAAGCCACAGCTGAACGTTGGCAAGATACTCCAGCAGGAGTTACCTGGGCT